GGGGCTAGAAAATGGCTAAACTCTCGCAAATATCGAAGGTGGTGATCGAGCTATCGACTGCCTCCATCGCGAAAGCGTCTTTCGGGATCCCGATGTTCGTCGGGGCCTCAACTGCCGCTGTATGGAAGAATGCGACAACCGGCGCGACTTCCTACACCATGATTTACACCGATGTAGCCGCAGCCGTTATCGATAAGCTGGAACAGCCGTTCATCGACGCGAGTCAGGAAGCCTTCAGCCAGACACCGCGAATCGAACGCGTGATGGTGGGCCGTCTTGTTCCGAACGAAGCGACCTTCCAGCCTGATAACTCTTTGGCTGATACCAACACGGGTAAATTCCCGACCGGCACAGTGTTTGAACTGACCGTGAACGGAACTTCTGTGAAGTACACCAGCGTTGCCGATGACACCAGAACGCAGGTCGCCGCTGGGCTGCTGGCTGCCGCTAAAGGGCTTCCGGCTCTGACCACTGATTACAATTTCGCGGCTGACTCAGTCAATTCTTATGTGATCCGCGTAACTCCGAAGGTGGTTTCTAATGGCGCGCCGATGCTGGGCAACGTTAGTGGCGTGACCGTGCAAAATGGCTCGATCAAACCAACCGACATCACCAGTGGCCTGACTCAGATTAACTCTGAATCTAACATCTGGTATGGCTTTGCACTGCTGGACCGCACCAGCGATCTGGTGCTGGAAGCGGCAAAATGGGCGGAAGCGGCTGAACCGTCAAAACAGTTCTTCACTGCGTCTGATGACCCGAAAATCTGGTCAGCGGCCACTGATGACATTCTGTCTAAGCTCCGCGATTTGCAGTATCAGCGCACCACGCTGATCGCACATAAAGCCGCGAAAACAGAATGGCCGGAGGCTGCCTGGATGGCGAAAGTTTACACAGCCGATCCAGGCTCTGTGATCTTCGGTCTGAAAGTGCTGTCTTCCATCACTCCATCTGTGTTTACGCCAGGCGAACAACAGTTCATCTGGGGCAAAAACGGCAACACGTATGAACGCTATGCGGACAACACCTTCCTGATTAACCAGGGTACAACGGTTTCAGGCGAGTGGGTCGACATCATCCGCGACCGTGACTGGCTGATCGATTACATCCAGAAGTCAGTGGCCTCAGCGATGATTCGCCGCAAAAAAATCCCGTACACTAACACCGGTATTCAGATCATCGTCAACGTGTTGCAGGGTTGTCTGCGTTATGCGCAGCAAATGGGCGTGCTGGCCCCGGATGAACGAAACGGAGATGGTGAAACCGTTCCGGGCTTCGTTATCAGCTATCCGAACGCGGCTGATGTATCCGCCGATGTCAAAGCAAAACGCACGCTGTACATTTCCTTTGTAGGTCTGTTGGCTGGTGCCATTCAGCTGACCGACATCAAAGGCGTACTGGCGTATAAGTACGGGGAATAATCCATGTCACAAAATAACAAGCTGGCGGGAACCTGGGACGCGTCCCAGCTTAACGTGATCATCGGCGCGTTGCCGGTGACGGGCCTGTCCGATGGCGATAGCGTTGTCGCCCGTCGTAACAACCCATTCTATAACAGCCGCGCTGGTATGGATGGCAGCGTAGGCCGTGCGAAAGTCACTGACAAGCGCGGGACATTCGAACTGCACATCATGCAGACGTCTGAAATGCTCGACGAAATTTCGGCCATCTTCAACCTGGACAGCCTGTCAGAAGAAGGTAAGTTCGTCGGTCCGCTGCTCTGCTCCGACCTGTCAGGCCGGACCGTGCTGTCAGCTGGTCAGGCGTGGCTGAATGAGATCGGCGACATTGGCTTCGCACCAGGCGAAGTCGGCGAGCGCGTTTTCACCTTTGAATGTGCGGACCTGAAAACATGGGTCGGCGGCAGTAACTAATCTCAAGGCGGCAACTCTGCCGCCTTCTCTCTCTTTGTAAGGTGATCACTATGTCAACAATGAATGGCGGCGCGGGTGGCATCCTGGTTCTGCCCGGCCAGAACGGCGGGACCGCAGGCAATAAGCCGACCAGCAAACCGCAACCACCCAGCCTTCAGGACATCATTAGCGGGTCTGAAAAGACCGTCCTTTTTGCGCTTATCACTGAATTCCTGAAACTGAATCCCGACGCAGTCAGCGCTGCTGACCCGAAAGTGATTAAAGCGGCGGTTACCGAATATCTGAACCAGAACCCGATCACAGCTGGTCTGGATGCTGCGGCTGTCCAGGGGTTGATCAACACGTCAATCCAGGCAATTCGCCAGGGACACACCGACACTGAAATTCAGAACATCATTAACACCTTCATCGCCACTAATCCGCCCAGCTTCAATGATGCTGTTAAGAAGTATCTGAAGGATAACCCGGTATCGGGTGGCGGTGGCCTGGGCGAAGATCAGATTAACGATCTGATTGAACTTTACATCGCCGAGAATGGCTACAACAACGACGCGACAGACATCAACAATCTGATTCAGGGCTGGATTGCTTCGCATCCTATTTCGGCCACTATCGATCCTGCGGTGCTGACGACGGCGATCACTGATTACCTGAAAGCAAACCCGGTCGTTCCTGATTCAGACGCTGTTGAAGCCGCTGTCACGGCCTATTTCAATGCCCATCCTCCAGCCGCTGGCGTCAGCCCTGCGCAGATGACGAAGGCGCTTTCGGACCTGCTGGCATCGACTGACTTCACCACGGCTGTTGTTGCTTCCATTAAGGCTGAAGAAGCAAACCTGTTAGCCCAGGACGCATTCAAAAATGCTGTTAACGGGATGATCACTGCCGCGCTGACTGCGAAGGATTTCACTGCTGACATTACCGCCGCTATCAACCAGTATTTCAGCACGCATCCGCAGCGCACTGACGCGCAGGTGAAAGCGCTGGTGGCAGCGTGGATCAAGGATAACCCGCAAGGTCTAAGCCAGTCAGAAGTCGAAGCCGCCATCGTGGCATACCTGACCGCTAACCCGCCAGGTGATGTCAGCGCCGCCGACATTGAAGCCGCCGTGAACACCTATCTGGGCGCACATCCTCCATCTGGTGGTGTGCGTGAATTCGCGTCGTTTGACCTGCTGTGTAAGGCTAAGCCATCGAAAGAGGGTGAGCGCGTCTGGCTGGCGAATCACAACCCACGGTTACCAGCTGGCAACATGGCACAAGGTCAGGGCTACTTCGTCGGCCACATTGTGACTTCATCAATGAAATACCGGACCCCGGATGGCGGTTTATTCGCTGGTGTGACCACTGATAAAACTTACTTCTGGATCCGCGATGTTTCACTTGAGGAATTGAATGTGACCCATTTCGGCGCGATGGGTGTGGTAGGCGTGAAAAGCGATAACCGTGCTGGCGCGATTGATGACAGCCCGGCGCTGATCGCGATGTATGACTGTCTGAAGTCTGCCCAGACTAAAGCTATTTTCCCGAACTCGGAAATGGCTCCGGTTAAATTCCCTGCTGGCGCGTACATGATCAACCCGGTCGACCTGACCACCCGTGGCGCGAAAACGTCTGATGCCAAAATGCTGGAAGCCCGCAAAAAGGCGATCTGGACAGCGTCGCGCAAACCATGGGATGGGAATAAGTTCGGCCAGGGTGTCGGTACTGGTGGCGCGAACGTATCGAAGTGGGAAAACGTCGACGTGGACGCGGTGAAGAACAGCACTAACCCGGACATCAAAAAACTGTATGTCGAATTCCCGGCGTCAGAAAACCATAACGGTTATGAACAGGCTGGATACTTCGGCATGACTGGCCCGTCGGTGCCGTATGGCCGCGCGCCGCAGGTGACAATCTTCAGTAACAGACAGCAGGACAGTTACGTCATCGACCTGAAGCATTCACTGTGTGTGATTCAGGGAATCGAATTTGATGGTGAAATCAAAGAGGGGTTCAACTGGAACACCGACGCAACGAAAGGCCCTATTAACGGTCCGGCGTTCACAGGAACCATTGCTGGTGGAAACGTGGTGGTGCCATCGGCCCCATCGAATAATCAGGGCTTTCTGCATAACTGGCGCAACTCAGGCCAGTATTACAGCGTGACTAACTTCCGCGCCGTGGGTGTCGGCGGTCGCACGTTCGATGTTAAAGACACTCTCGACAGCCAGTTCGATCAGATTTATTCCTCTCAGTGCTGGGGTGAAGTTATCTGCGTGGGCTGGACCAATATTATTGAGGGTGCCTGGAACCATTCGACAGCTGTCGAAATCAGTAATAGCAACTTCCAGCAGATGTTAAGCAAACCGGCCATCGTGCTGGCGCGAACCGCGCAATCTATCGTCCGTAACGTCTGGATTGAGCATTCGCTTTGCCCTGCTGACTTCTCGCTAAGCCACCTGATGATGGATATGTTCTGCGTTGAATCGTCAAACTATGACGTTCACGCGTGGAACTCACGCATTACGCTGAACAACCTGTCTAACCCGACTGGCGTGAATATCGATCTGGATACGGGGCCTTATTTGACCGGCGTCACCAGCTGGGACCCTGCCACCTGGAAGATCAACCCGGCATGGCATAGTAATGTAGCGTTGCCTGATGGTTCGGCGTTCCCGTCATGGGATAAATACTTCGCATGGCCGGGCGGTTCGTATTACTTCAGCAATATTTCGGCATACGAACCAAACCACCTGCACACAGAAAGTTACGGCATCGAAACCCGTGGGACCATTAAGACGGGCTATAGTGCCGGGTGGCGCTTGCAGAACTACAGCGAAAAGGAAATGTGGGTCCGCTGCGGTACGTTCCAGAACCAGCAGGCCAACGGGTCAGCTCAGGCAGCCTGGAGGGCTTCAGATGCTGGCAAAGCCTATACCGAATCTGTTATCGACTTTGCCTATAATGCCTGGCTGGCAACCGCAGCAGGGCAGGCTGCTGACGATGCAGCGAAGACAGCAAAACGTAAAGCTCTCAGTGATGGGGCTTACACAAGGTTTGGCAGTCTTGGTCTGCCAGGCCAGACCAACTTCATCAACTCACTGACCCATTGGGAAATCGAAGTGATGGGATCACGGATGAACGGTAAGGCGCGCGACCAGCTGGGCTTCCCGGTTTCGCCGATGAACGATGAAATGGATCCACTGGCTAACACCACTGAAGGTCTGGCGCGAATCAACATTCTGAACACGAAGAATGCCAACTCGCAATACACCGACAGCGGCGGCATGCTGAACTGGATCACTCATGGCGATTCCTGCATCCTGGATGTGCGCCTATCCGAATGGTCCGGCACTCCGGCGCTATGGGTCAAACTGGCCCCGTGGACGCTGGCATGTTCGTTCTTCATTCGCTCAACGGGTAACACCCATTTTGAAGCCGGTTCATGGTCCATGTTTAAGTGGGATGGATCGATGCAAGAAATGGCCCCTGGTGCGTCTGGTAGTATCCCGGTCGCTGGTGGTGTCAAAACAGGGCAGCGGAAATGGTCAGTTCACAATGACAAGGCGGGGATCGGCATCAACACCGATGGCACTATCTCACTTGCCACTGCGGCCCCGGCCAAACTGCCGACCACTATCGATATCGCCAGTGTCCAGGCGTGGGTTCAGGTGAATATCGGCGGGGTCGATTGTCTTATCCCTGCAATAAAGATTCCTACCTGATAACGCGATAACATGGGCCGCTGATGCGGCCCTTTTTTTATGTGGAAAATCCATGACCAGACGAATTCTTAAACCTGACGCGTCCATCCCGTGGCCGCACCAGAATATCTTTCCCGGCGAAGACATTACGCCGCCGGTAGACATGATCGACCCTGTCGCAATCTACGTCGATGCTATTAACCTTCCTTTCGGCGGAATGCGCTATCAGCCAAAGCTTAACGTGATCCCTGTGTCGGCGCGCGGGTACAAGGTCCAATGGTATTGGGAAGGAAATGAAATCATTCTGACTGAAGACGGATCAATCGTCCTGCCAGCGGCCCGGCTTTCCGTTTTCCCTAATGGGTTGCAGGCTGTCGTGACCACCAGTTCTGGCGTGCGGATGACATCATCACCTAACCCGGTCAGGATTATTGATTTCAATAACGCAAACGTCACTAAAGCCGATGATGGTTCATGGCCTCGCCTGAAATTCGGCGATGACTACCAGATTAAAATGACTCTATCCATCAACGGGGTAAAGCAACCTTATCCGATGCCCGATCTGGTCCTGGAATATCAAAGCCGGGATCCGGCTCGCGTGAAGGTAACAAAATCCGGCATGGTCACACCGTTAACCGACGTCGCGGGAAACCTTAATATTCGGGTTAAGGTGTCATATCGCGGACTATCAAAACAGTCAGATTTTTTCATTCCGCAATATGTTAACCATCCGCTAACCGCTATCGCATTTGATAAAGCCGACCTGGCCGAATCTATGGTCGGCAGTGGGACCGTGCTTAACCTGAAATTAACGCCAGCGGATACCGGCGACACGAACGCCGTGTGGACGAACAGTAACCCTGAAGCGGTTCAGATGGTGGTGAATGCGACTAAGTTACAGGCCGTGCTTTCCATGAAAGCCGAAGACCCGGTCGGGGCCACAATCACCGCCAGCATCCTGTCGACCAATGGAACAACATACACAGCCACTTTCAAGATCGGCCCGATTAAACCCCAGCCGATCCCGGTTCAGTCAGTGCGATTTGAACCCGACACCGGAAGCGGCCTGCGAATCGGTGATAAGTTCACGCTTACACCGATATTTACGCCAGCGAATGCCACTAATAAGGCAGGGACATTCAAAGCACAGGATGGCAGCACTTTAAAGGTTACCACCGCCGCTGATTTCAAATCTGCCACCGTTGAAGTGCTGAAGTCCGGCTCTGGAACATTCGTGACCTTCACCAGTAACGAAGGGGGGAAAACAGCCATATTCCAGACCGGTCAGCTTTCACCTAAGCCGCTGCCGCCAGCGCCGATTGACTTAACCACAGTAGATATTGATCCGAGGATCGTTTACACAGGCGGTGAAGTTCCCTATATCGATTTTGATGGCTCGCTGAAATGGACCGGCGATGATGTATGGCCGGTGCAATATTATAACGGCGTGGCTATAGGTCGCACGCTGCCAGAAAAGGCCAACGTAAACCGCATCACCAAAACCCATTTTGAAGGCGCTAACACCACCAATCAGGCTGGATCAGATACATGGCGCTATACGTCCGGCGCTGGCCCATCATTCCCCGGCACTGCGGGCATTGATGGATTACGCGCCCTGACCACAAAAAACTGGCAGAACGCGTCACGTATCCTTCAGGATGACGCTGTCATCTGGGAAAATGGAAACCGGTATAACTTCGAAATCAGGGTCGGCACGAACTGGAAGATCTACGGCGGACGGTTCAATCTGGGGTCGCCTGCGGCAACGGAAACGCGCTTTGAAATTTCACTGTTCCCGAACTCCGTAACGCAGACCACGCTTTACAGCTATAAAGAAAGCGAGCCTGGCGACTATACCTTCAGTTTCTTCCGCGCTTCGGGGTCAGGTACGCTGATCTATTCACTGCCGCAGGTCACAAAAGGCAAGGGCGCACGCGGCCCGATGAAAAACGCCACCAGTGATCAGGCATGGGCGGTTATCCAGTCCAACGAAGATGTGGACGCAATCAGGTTACATCGTGTTAACGCGGAAACTGGTGCAGTATCTACGGTTGATATCAGGACCAATAACGTCAAATCAATAGCCCTTCAGGCTTCTGATGATGACAACTGGTTCGAATACCTAATCACCAAAATAGAATTCATCATCGATTAAAAAAGGGGCCGCAAGGCCCCTTTCTTTTTAAAGCATAATCAGAGATACAAAGCCCCAGAAAGCAAGGCTGAAAGCTAAAACGGCCAACCAGGTATTACTGCGAGTGTTTTTCATTTTTGTCGTTCTCAGTGTGGGTGTTCAATTACTATATAGCGTCGCATGTCGTCATGCAAGCGAAAATATTATGATGATAGATTTAATTGCCAGGGCTTGTTCTGTACGCTTCCGGGAATACTTCGACAACCCATAGGAAGCCATCACATGTCCGTTAACATCAAAACATTCAGCGTCGGTGATCGTCAGTTCCAGATGTTCACCCTGCAACCCTTTGCCGCTGTTCAGCATTCCCTGAAACTGAAAAAAATCCTGGAACGTGGCCTGGGTAAAGGTCTGGATTCCAACGTCGTTTCAGTGCTGGAAAATATCGATGAAAAAACCCTGACCGAAGTCATCTTCCCGATCCTGCGCGACACCGCGCTGACCTGCACCAGTGCCGAACAAAAATTACAATCACCAAACGACATGAATGAAGTTTTCTCTATCGAAGACATGGACGAATTCTTCATCGTTGTGTGGGAGGTGTTAAAAGCGAACTTCGGCCCTTTTTTCCAAAAGATGGCGAAAAACCTGTTTGGGTTCGATCTGGCAGAAATCGACCTGGACAAACTTCGCAGTCAGATAAAACAAACCCTGGACAAGGCAAAGGCGGACAAGGAAACGGCAAGCCTGCCGAAGACCCCCGCAGCGTAACACTCCGGGAAGATGTGCAGGCCGAATGGTTTATCTGGCGCGTCATTCTGGCCGGGCATTGCACGGTGTCAGAAGTGAAGGAAAACCGGGTAACCCTGGAAGACCTTTTCCGGCTGAATGCCTTAATGGACGCTCAGGAATATTTGAGGGGTTAACAATTGAACATCCGCGAACTGCTAATCCGCATCGGCGTATCAACCGGAACCACCGGAGCCGAACTGGACAAGGTCGACAGCAAAGTCCAGAAGGTAAAAAACAGCTTTGAAATGCTGAATGGCGCGCTGGGCATCCTTGCCGCCGGTGCGTCGCTGCGGTCCATCATTTCCATCGGCGATGAAATGCAGAACCTGCAATCCCGGATCGGCAATGCCACCGGCGACATGGCGGGCGCTGCTGCCCAGATGGACGTTCTGTCAAAGCATGCTGACGATGG